CAGTACAAGAATTGCAAAGAAACTATTCTTACATGAGTTGCTAACTGGATCTTTAAAATTTGATAATTCAATAGCATCAGCGACTCATATGATGACTATTGATCCAGAAACTTTTGATGTAAAATTAAATGCAATATCTGAAGCTTATATCGATCAAATTATAGATTCAAATCTATTTAAATTTGATATTAACTTTAAATTAGATCACTGTGGAACCATAAGTGAACAAGTTGCATTTGATAATGCGTCTAAAAATATAATGTCACAGGGAATACCAGTTCCAGAATCTTTAGATAGCCTTCGATTCTGTGGTAGAGATAGTATTAAAGTAAAATTAAAAGAAAACAGATTTAAATATTCAATTCTGTCAAAACTATTTGAACAACCTGAGCCAACACCACAACCAGAAATTGAAATAAAGGTAAAAGAAGAACAAGCATCTTCACAAGATCAATTTGAAAATATTTACCTCAAAAATTATTTAAGTGAATTATATAAGTTAAATAAGACTGTAAATAAACCATTGGAAAGATACCAATTAATATTGAACATATTTAGAACCAATGTAGATACTATTGAGGCAAGTCCAATAAATCTTCATGATGTTTCAGATGAGAGAGATGGTGCAAAAGTAACAACTGTTTATATAAACGGTAAACAAAGAAATATTCATATCATGAATATTCCGTTCTTTGATTCTGATGATACAAAAGCGAATGAAAATCCAATGGAATCATTGGTATATGCAAAAACATTCATAGCAGAGAAAAAAGCAAGAAACTACAGAAGAGAATATGATAATTATCATTCAAAAGCAAAACAAAGAGCAAATAGAGTCAAGCGTGTTCTTGCCAGAAGAAAATTAATGAAGATGGGAAGAGTTCGTAAAGGTGATGGCAAGGACGTGGATCATAAAGATGGAAACCCACAAAATAATTCTGTTAAAAACTTGAGAGTCAGAGATAAATCTGAGAATAGAGCTGATAATGGACATTAAAGAAGATCTTCGTAGATGGTTTAAAGAAAAATGGAAAGACCAATATGGTAAAGAATGTGGATCTGGTGAATCTTATAAAAGAGGTAAATATCCAAAGTGTAGACCATCAAGAAAAATATCTAGAAAGACACCAGAAACCTGGGGACAAATGACTAAATCTCAAAAAATAAAAGCCATACGCAGAAAACAAAAAAGCAGAGAACGTGTAAGTTCTCATTTAAGTGAAGAAAACGTCCCAACCAATCCATCTCTATGGGCAAGAATAAAAGCACAAAATGCACATCAAAAACATGGCGCATTAAAAATGGGAAGATTGGTTGGAATTTATAATAGTAAGGGTGGAAAATGGAAATCAGTAAATGAATCAAAAGATTCAATGAAATGTAATAAACCTGTTCCATCCACAAGTCCTGGAAAAAAGATGATGGTAAAGGCATGTGAAGGTGGCAAGGAACAAATCGTACATTTTGGTGCTAAAGGTTATGGTCACAATTACTCGTCTGCTGCTAGAAAATCATTTAGAGCCAGACATAAATGTGATGAAAAGAAATCAAAATTATCTGCTCAGTATTGGGCATGTAAAAAACTATGGGCTGGCCCAAAAGGATCGAAGGCATCATGCCCTGCTGGAAGACAATGTAAATATTAAATAAATATAGAGGAAAACAATGAAATCAAAAAAAGAACTAAAATCAAAAGCAAGAGAAAACGCTAATGTCTATGAGCGTGTTGAGCAAGCACTATTGAATTCTGGAATAGTCTCTGAAGAAATCGAATATGCAGATGATAAACATAGGGAAATGCTTATACACGTTAATAGATTATTTGGTAGAGGAAATTCACCAGCAAAAAGGAATTATGTAAACCAATTAATTGCTAGAGGAGTTCTACCTAAAAATGCACATAAGATTATTCGTGATAGGCAATTAATTTTTCGGAAAAAATATCGGACAGAATCAAATAATTCTGGAATAGTCTCTGAAGAAATCGTAAATAAACCACCTGTAGATCCTAAGGTTTTAACACCAAAAGAGATTAAACAAAGAAACCGAGATGCTAGTCTTGTTAGAGGTTATATTTATCAACAGATTAAATCATTGAGAAAAAATAATTCAAAACGAAAATTACCAAAAAAAGGTATTGTTGAGAAAGCATTATTGAATTCTGGAATAGTCTCTGAAGAAATCGTAAATCCAGATAATCGTGGCACTATGACAAAGGCTGAGATTATTAAAAGAGATAGAATTGCTCGCAGCAGAAAAGTAAAAGCAAAAATAAGAGCAACCAAGGGCAATGATACTGATGAAAATGCTCGCTATCGATATGCCACATTTATAACCATGATGATGCGTGGTGGTAAGAAGGGTGCTGCACAGCCAGGTGAAAAGCGCAGAACCAAGAAGTCAAAGAAAGCAAAAGCTGCACCAAAGAAAAAAGAAAAAACAGCAGAACAAAAACTCAAGGATCAAAAGAAATTGATCAGATCCTTAGATAGAGGCAGAGATGAAGCAAAAAAGAAAGCTAGAAAAGCAGAAGCTGCTGCAAAAAAAATAACAAAATCAAGAAAATCTAAAGGGAGAGCATAATGAGTCTTTTCAAAAAACTATTATCAAGATTAGTTGAAAATGAACAAACCGTTGACGGTTCTGGATTCGATAAATATCTTACTCAGACACCAAGATCAGCACATAGTGATTTTGGCCTTTTCCGTGACGATCCAGACCAACTAAAGAGAATGCAGGCATTCGTCAATGCTTATCTCGGAGGTTCTTATATTGAACCAGAAGCCGCAATAAATCTACTTAGATCTAAACTTAACCATGCTGGACTTGATTTTGATTTTAATTCCAAAACTAAATTATCAACAGGAAGTCATTCCTTTCAACTCAATCGTTATGGAGAAATCTTCGGAACTACACCTACCCATGATTTATTGAAGAATGGATTTGACAAAGGTAAAGAATATGTTCCTCTAAATCTTTCCTTTACTTTGACAGGTACACCAACTGGAAAGATGTACTTCACAGATATACAGATCACTAAGTCTGGTTTAATTGATCAGGCAGAAAATAACACTCCAACACCACAAGTTGAAGAACAATATGATGAATCTGGTGAAATGCTTATGGAATCAAAGGACATGGGTCTTTCCGTGATGAACATGATCATGAAAAATCCAAAAATCAAGACAAAGGTCATAGAGCCAGTATTCAGAAGTTTGGTTGTAATGAAGGGTAAGAAAAAACTTACTCATGAGGAAGCAACAACAAGATTAACCTTTGCAGCAAAATCAGCTGTTCGTAAATTGGCTGGTATGGGTAAAATAAATAAGAATAAGGTAGATGACGCACTCATCAAGCGTGTTTCTAATCATCTGATGAAGAAGTTTAAAGGAATGAAAACACTGAGTGGCGAATAATTTGAATGTTTGGTGAAAAGTTAACATCAGATACTTTTATAATGTTTACAATGAAGGCATATGAAAACCCGAGTTGTGTGGGTTTTCATGAATTTAAAGAAGATTTAAATAGAATCAAATATATTAAAAGATTGTTATTAAAATATAAAAAAGATCAAATATTAAAAGAAAGATTATTATTAAATCATATCATAACTCTTCAAAATATGTTTGGTGCTTACAATATATCAAGAATACTATTTTTTAAAATACCATCTAATCTTCATTCATATTTAAAATCTTTTTTATATCATTTAAACTATCTTCCATCATATATTCCAGAAGTAAATATAGAAACTATACCAATTGATAAAAATATATTAGAGATATTAAAAGATGTTAAATGAATCAACAAATATAAATCAACTAATAAATTCATTTACTCTTTTTAAATTTATTAAAGATATTACCACACCATACAATAAAACAAAATTATTCATGGATGGTATTATAGATGAAAGCGGTGAAATATTAATTGACACTAAAATAAATCCATATGATCAATTGATATTAAACATCAAAAAACTTCTTGCTCAGATTCCAAATCCAAATACAAAAGCAAAACTTAAAAATTTAACCACGGCTATTTCCTTATTTTCTGAGGATGTTGAAAAACTTGGTGGTGATAAAGATATTGTTTTTGAAAATATAATGAATTATTTAAATGAAGAATTGTCTGTTGGTGGTGGTGGAATATCTGGAGTATCACCAAATCCAGAAAATGTTAATGATTTACCAGATACTTTTCTGAGCAAATCAGCACAGAAAAAATATACCAGAGCACAAAAAATATTGAGGAGAAAACGTGTTAATTAAGATTTATATTGTATTTTACACTTTCATAGGTCTAATATGAAAAAAAATAAAATAAAAAAAGGTAATGAAGCACTTGAATATGTCTTTTGTACACATGTCAGTTCTGATGGTTTTCAATATGAATTGCTTTTGACTAAAAGAGAATTTGAAGCAGCCGTCAAAAGAGCAGAAATGAATCCAGAAGATATTCCTCAAAATTATATTGTCTTACAGGGAGTCAAAAAGAAATGCCAATAGAACTTCTAACACTTATCGGTGGATCTGCTACTGGATTCTTGTTTCGCTATATGGCAGAAAAACGCCAATCAGAACAAGAAAACTTTAAAAGACTATTAGATATTAATAACTTTAACGAAAAGACAAGAGAAACCGCTGCTAAAAGAGTACCGATTGATGCTGGTAAAGCAGTACGACAAATCATTGTCTTGGCAGTTTTGTTTGGTACAATAGCAGCACCATTCGTTCTTCCATTCTTTGGAATACCAACAGTTGTTGAAATCAATCAAACACATCCAGAAATTTTATTTGGTTTGATTCCACAAACATCAGAAACTATTTTTCAAACGGTGAATGGATATTTGTTTACCCAAGAGAATCGCCAGATTTTATTAGCGATTGTTGGGTTCTATTTTGGTAGTGCTACAGCAGGAAATAAATCATGAAAAAACTATTAATTTTAATACTATGTGTATTAGCATCTTGTAAGTCTGTATGTAAAACAAATGGTGTGGAAACGACTCCAGATGTTCTTAATAAAACAACTGACACAGTTATAGCAAAAGATACTACTGCTGATCTTCCAAAAGGATCTCATATTAAAACAGATTCAGAGAAAAAGACCGAAGTAACTCTAGAGCATGATACTGTGGTTATAATAAAACCAGAACCATCTGAAGAACCAATTATTGAAAAACCACAAGAAGTTATTATTCCTAAAAATACTACTGTAATTCTACCAGAAAATACTAGTATTCAAACTGTTGATACAACAAAGATTAATATTGAAGCACAGACCGAAGTTAAATTACCTGTAGGCACAGAAGTAAAGATGAGCAGAGTGAATTGGTATGCTTTATTATTTTACTTAACACTTGTCTTTGGATTAGCGTGGTATTACCTTCAAGGCAAAGGTGAAGATAAAAATGGTGATGGTTTTGTAGATGAAAAAAAGACTAAGAAATCTTAAGCTGTAAAAAAAGATTTTTACAAATATAATAAGAATCAATGATATCGGAAACTGGATTTCCGATATCTTTTTTATTTGGGGATATTATATCTTTCAATGGGACAGAAGTTTCTTTCAAAAAAGCCTGATACATTTGAAGTTTATCAGCATTGCCTTTACCCGTGGCTATTTTCTTCACATGCGAAGGTGAAACAACCTCAAGTGGTATAGAATTCTGATAACATTTATATTTTAATATTCCAGTATTTTCTGCTATATGAAATACTCTTCCTTGAGCATTAAATGCATAATCCTCTAATGCTACCTGTTCACAGCCTATTATTTTATTCATCACCCAATCTGATATTGTGTCATATCTTTCACACTCTTCTTCATAATCGTCAAATAGTTTACCATGAATATTTTTTAAAAATATAGTAGCATTCTTTTTTACATCGGTTAAAAAATAAAATTGACATTTTTCAAATGTAAAATATTCTTTTCCTTCGAATACACAGATTGCTGGACCATTTAAAGAATAATCAATTCCTGCTATTAACATATCAATATTTATAAATATGTCTGGAGAAATATATGAAAGAGCAAATAAATGAAATCGGAGACACCCCAAGAGGACGAGGAATATTAAATAGATATATTGACAAACGGATGTCACAAGCTAAAGATTTAAATCGTAAAACTAGAGGAATTCTAGATAGTAGCGAAAAAACTGATGATCCTAACAGAAGAAATAATGCAAGAGAACTAGCTCGAAGAAATATTGCAAGATTGACTAGGTGGATAACTGGAATGAATAGAGCAGATAATATAATAATGGGTGAAAGTAATTATACTGCTCAAGATTTAAAAAATCATTATAAATCAATATTATCTGAAATGATAGGAGCAGACTATCCAGACACTAAAGAAGGTAGAGCTATGTTGGCTAGACACCACAAAAAGCTTTTTAACATTTTAGGAAAATCTTCAGATCGAGAAAAAGCTGCATTATTAGCAAGATCTAGAGGAATGAATATTAATACAAATCCAGAAACTGGAGAATTATTTCTAAATGTTCCTACAACAAAAATAACAGGAACTAAGGTATCATCAGTAGTAAGAGGAGTTCCTTTTGGATCAAATCCAACCGATAAAACATTAGCTGGAGATTTAAAATCAGCTTTGGGTGGATCACGTGGAGAAGTAAGAATACCAAATCAACCACCACAAGTGGCCACACAAATAGATGCTATTCTTAAATTGCGTGGACCAGACGCTTACACAGGACCAAGACGCAAAAGAGGTTAAAGATCAAGATAAATGAAAACCCCCCATTTCTGGGGGGTTTCTTTTTTACTTATTCCAAGGTAGTTTGGAATCAATCCATTTCCAAAGTGGACCACCGATGAGTGCTCCTGCTACAAAGACGACAACAGTATAAAAAACAGTACCTAAAGTGCTTGACATTAAAAGTTCCATAGGAACCTCCTTTATAGTATTTATAGCAAAAAACTATTTTATAAGATCTCAGATTCTTTTAGTATTATTTGGATCTATTGGAGTAACCGTAGTAGTATAATGAACTGCACTAGAAGATAAATCATAACTACCCCACTTAGAAAGAAGTTCTGACATATCTTCAGCATCAACTTTTCCATCTTTGTTAAAATCAGCGATTTCACCATTTACTTCCCAATTAGACATAAAGATACTCAAATCTACACTGTCTATTTTTCCATCTTGATTTAAATCCTGTGGAAGTGCTGTCATTTTTTCTAAACTGACACTATATCCGTGTGGATTTAGTTTTGCATTAATATTATCAATTGTCTTTTGTGGGAAATTAGGTCCACCATACATTAAACCTAATAGAAGTGTTTCTCCTTCTGAATTAACAACAAATGCGGGAGAACCAGAATCACCGACGAATATTGCAGGATCTCCACTTGTATGAGGACCATCATTTATACCATCAATACATGGATCACTTTGCCACGCTGTTAATTTTCCATCAACAAATATTGCCTTTTTGAAAATTCTTTTATAAATTTTTCCATTAGAATCTTGAACCCATATATGTGTTCCATTAGGAACATAAGCAGGATCAGCGATCTTATTGTAAATATAAAATTCTCCTTCTGGAACTGGTTGATCAAACTCAAGTAGTGTTTGGTCGGAACCTATACTTAAAGTTACAGCAACAACTTTAACAGTATGACGAATACCAGATTTACCAAGAAGAACAATTCCAGATGTATTATCATTTGGATCTGGTCTTGGTCCACGGAAATGTTCACAAATAATCATATGTTTTGGAGAGATAAGAACTCCTCTGTATGCACAACAATTCCAAAAATTAACATTTTCACGATCAAATTGAACACCATATGTAATTCCAATTAAAGTACAAAAATGTCGATTTCTGGCACAACAACCAGAAAAATCAGCAATTCCATATGATTGGCAATCTGGATTATATCCAACAGGAATAGATGACTGAGTTGTGGTTGCTAAACGATCATAAAGATAAAGATCATGTATTTTTGAGTTGTAGTATTTTAGTAGTGCCATGAGATTTTCCTTTTGATAATTTGTTAAAATATTTATAAAGAAACAACCCCCACTAGTAGGGGGTTGTCGGACCTGAGATGCTATCTCAAGTGGGGTTATTGTTATGTAGTAAGATCAACAAGTTCACATTTATCACCACTACACGCATATGTCTGTGTACCTACAGTCTTATCTTCTTTTTCATAATTCTTGAGAAGCGACCAATCTACATTCTTAGGCATTTCCACAGATAATGTAGTATATGCGATCTCAGTGCATTCCTGATATGGTGCTTGACGATATGAGTGATCGGAGTGTGGTAAGAAAGAAATACCGCTAATCTCATCGAAGTGCTTATATACCCAAGCACCAACCTCCATCCATTCATGTTCACGAACAGTTATGGTAATGGATGGTTTATGTTCACACCAATGACGTTGATATGTCAACCACAATTCAAGATGTTCAATTGCAGTCAAATCATTACGAGTAATTGAACCAACTGCCTTCATTGGGAATGAGAATACCATTGTATGATCTGGTTTCATTACGCATGGTTCTGCGGGGAATCCAAGATCAATCATCATCTGACACAATGGATCCTTACGATCCGCACGAACTGTACGAATGTAATATTCGCTGTGACGAGCATGAATACCAGACGCAGCATCGGTCAATTGACTAACTGTTCCCGAAGGCTTTACACAAGTAATTGCAGCAGCAGGATTTATACCAAGTTTATCAGACCATTCCTTGTTTGCATCAATTGCTACTTTCTTAAGATCTTCTAGAACTCCAGATAATAGACGGTGATCCTTACTACCCATTAATGGATTATCTAAAATACCTGTAAGAGAAACACCAAGGAGTGCTTCTTCTTCACAATTCTTCTTCCATGTAGAAGAGAGATACGGGAAGTGGGTAAGTGATGCTTGCCAAGTACCAAGAATACTTGCAATTCGTATCTTGCGAGCAACACTATCTTGTGTATCATCCGCACGAATTACAACTTCTGTAAGATTACAGAATTCACGATCACGAAGAATAATTTCTGAACATGGATTCGTTCCGAAGTCATAGGAAGAATCACGACGATCACCTAGTTTTGCAACAGTTTTCTTTGCCGCTTCTCTATTGAAGATGCCTCTTTCACCACTTTTGGACTTATAGAGAGAGATCCATTCTTCCATGAAAATTCCAATTTCTGGCTTCTCTTTATAGGCAACTGAATTATTTGCCAAGGCTCGTTGAGGGTTTTGTTCCCACCAAGCACCGCTTTTAGCATCTCGCATTCGTTCGTCCGTGAGATTGGACAAAGAAATAAGCGCAGAGCGTCTAACGCCTCCGACAACGACAATCTCTGCGATCTTGCAAACAATATCGTGACATTCGATGGAAGTAAGCTTTCTTCCTGCCGCTCTCTTAAAAGTATCAACGGTGAATTGAAAGAGATCAACGAGGGGTCTTGGCCCCGAAGCTCGACCACCAAATGTTTTGAGTCTTGCACCAGCAGGACGTACTTTAGACACATCCCATTTTGGAATTTGACCTCCAATAAGTAGGGATACGAGTTCCCGATATGCTTTAGCCCAACCAACTTTGCTGTCCTGAACGATAATAGTGGTATCTGAATTAGTAAAGTGTTCAGCGATTGTAGGAAGTTTCTCAACATATTGTCTCTCCACACTAAATCCAACGCCAGTACCACACATGAGGACGTATAGAATTTCATCAAAGGCACGAATATTATTTACGGCCACATAAGAGCAATTATATCCTGCTACGTTATCTCGTTTCAAAGCCTCTCCTGCGGTCATTAAAGCCCGCATGGATGGCATTACCTCTAAATTTAGAACCGCTGATTCGAGTTCAGAACGAAGTTCTGCTGATAAGATATAACTTTGATTTTCCTTAAGATGTGACTCAAAAAAATCAAAATAACGCTTTACTGTCTCTGGCCACTCTTCTCGTCTATTTTCTGATTCTATCCAGCGAGAATAACGTGACTTGTAAATAAATTCCTGATACTGACTTGGTAAATTATTCATTCATGCTCCTTAAATGCTTCTTATTTAGTTGTTTCTGTTAATGTTTTCCATGACACTGGAAATAGTGGCCCAATTAGTTCTCCCATGGCCTTAGCATACTGCTGTACCTCCCATTGAGCATGGGAATCAATTCTTTGGGCGTATACGCGGCTGTAGGCCGATAGGGAGCCTGTCCACCACCATTCGGTGTACATGGACTGTGGAAGGGCTGCACGGGCCTGTTCTGGGGCTACTCCTGCGTGTAAAAGTTCCTTGTATAGATCCAAGGCATCATCACAGAAATTTTCAAATTTCTGGGTAAGATCTCCTGGGTATTTCATGACACCAGAACTACCCTGTTTTGCACCATTGGTTGGTGCATTTCTCCATAATGGAATATAGAATTGTGGTTCATCCGTAACATATCTACGGGAAACCTCATTCATTACAAGACCAACTTGGTGTTTTCCTAGTTGAGCACGAACAAAAATAGGAGCCTTGATTCGAAGCGTAATCTGTGGATGTGCAAATGGAGTCCAATGTTGATGTTTTGCCAGATAATTGATAAGTTTCTTGTCCTTTTCTGACAGGATATTGCAAGGGACATGACTATCTGGGTGATCCCATTCACTTTCCTTGTTGAAAGAAACACGTGCTGAATTTACAACAGTAAGATCATCTCCCATATGGGAAATCAACTCAACATGCCCATAATCTAAAACATCAATCTTATTGTTCATTTGGCTCCTCATCAACATAGTTGAAAACAATACCACTTACATCTTCTTCAGTATAGGTCTTTGCATAATCAACAGCCCTTTTGAAAAGATCAATATCGTTTTCCTTTACATATTTTGAAAAGAGAGATGTGAATGACATAAACGCTTCCATCATCTTTTCATCTTCATTATTATCATCGTTTTGCATATTTTTTCCAGTTATTAAATACTAATCTAGCTTCCAATCCACTATAAGTATGTTCGTCTATTATATCGTTTGGTTTCAAATTTGCAAGAACCATATCATTAATATCTTTTTCCTTGATATTTTCTGGAAATATGCAAACCTTTTTGCCATTTTCAATTAAATATTCAATTGTATCAACAACCTCTTTGTTATAAGGCTGATTATCTACAACATACACCGCATTTGTATCGTCTATCTTTTCATTCAATGTCTTAAATCCGCTCATTCCAAGTGTTGCTATAGAATTATCAATAAACATAGAATCAATTGGACCTTCAAGAACATAAAATTTTTTTGATTTATCAACCATATCGTAGTTGTAAAAACATGATCTATTTTCTTTCTTTAAGGTTATATACTTCATTCGGTTATTCGAAAATGAACGTCCTTGTATTCCACAGATACCCATCTGACTACGAATAAGAATTATGATTCTTTCTTCATCAGCAAATCTATTTTTATATGACGAATCGAATTCTTCTGCAATTTTTGCAAAATTCTTTGCAAATCCGATATTTTTCCAATGTTCTACTGGAATCTTTCTGTCCTGAATAAATTTCCTTGCCTTATGGGATTCTTCCAGTTCTGTGATTGGAATAATATTTAAATGATGTTTAATCTCAATGGGGGCTGGAATTTCTACACGAACAGTATCTTTCTTAAAATTATTTCTTTCAAGAAAGTTTTCTGCGTTATATTCTTTACTCAATGAAGGTGAGACTTCATTGATTATGCTATAAAGACTATAACCAATATTACAATTATGACACTTGTAGAAAAAACTATTATTTTTTACATAAAAATAACCACGTGCCTTATTTTTGTTTGTGGTTGAATCACCACAAAATTTACATCTACAATTTGCTAACTTATCACTTTTCCATTTAAATTTTTCAAAGTGACCAGATATTAAATTAATATATTTTTTATCAACAAATATTGACATCAGAAATTCCATTCAGAAACATTTGTTTTATTCAATGATGGCTTTTTTGGTTTTTCTATAAAGAAAGTATCAGGAGTTTCTTTTTTCTTCATTACAACAGCTGTTGATTTTTCAACATCAAACAATTTCATCTTTGGTCGATTGATTCCAATGATAAATTTACGATTCTGATAAGTATCATTATAACGGTTCTTTAATTGTTTTACCATTACTTGATTCATTTCTTCTAGTTCTTCTGTGCTAATTAAAGCAAACATAAAATCTGCTGTTGCTGGAAGACCAAAAGATTCAGAAGTATTTGTAAGATCAGGATCACTGTTAGAATAACCATCACGATTTGTCTGTGTAGCCGTAAATAACGGTACATTATACTCAACTGCAATACCACGTAATTCTTCAGCAATTGCTTTTACATAAGTATAAGAATTTACATTAGAACCACCCTTGATTCGTGATGACGCACAAATATTTAAGTAATCAATAAATATAACATCTGGTTTAAATTTTTTCTTTAACCAAAGTTCATCCAATAGAAATCTAAAATGATTTGCACTTGCGGTTGCTGTTGGATATTCTTTAATAATTAATTTACCCTTAAACCCAGAACAAGCATTCTGAATTTTCTTCTCATAAAGTTGTAATGGTAGGGTTTTTAATTCGTCCATAGTAATATCAAGAATATTTGCGTCAATTCGTTCTGCAATCTTTTCTTCTGACATTTCACATGTGATATACAACACATTTTGATGATTCTTCAGACAATTAGCAGCATGGTGACACAAGAACAATGATTTACCCACACCAGTTCCTGCCATGACGACAGATAGTGTTTTTGAAGGCATACCACCCCGTGTGATCATATTAAAATATTCTAGATCAAATGCAATTCGTTTTTCTTCTGTGTGATAAAAATCAAATCGCTTTCCATAATCCTCATAATAATCATGACCAATATGAGAATCAAAAGATACTGCCAGTGCTTTCGAGAGAATATCTGGGATAGCCGTTTTAGGTGTTTCCTTTTTCCCATCGATGATATGGATAGATTCCATGATCGCATTATAGACTGCCTTCTCTTTACAGAAGTTTTCTGTCTCTTCATACAACCATGTTAAATCAGACTCTTCTCTTGTTTGATCAATTTCATATATCAATTCAAGAATCTTATCATGATCATCTTCATTCAATGACTTATTCTTATCTACAATAACCAACAAAGCATCCTTTGATGGCAAATTATTATATTGCAGAATGAATTCTGTAATGATTCCAAATAGAATTTTATCTATACGATTGTGAAAATAATCTTTAGATAAAAATGGAGTAATCTTTCGTGAATATACTTCATTTTTAATTAGATTATGTAAGATGATTTTTTCAAAGTTCACTTGAGCCATATTTAAATTCTTTACTTGCTGCTTTTTCCAATTTTTCTAGAACTTCTTTTGTGAAATACTTTTCTGGATTTTCGTAGATGTTCTTTTCAAATGCAGTGCTTCCATCTGGTAGTGTAATACGAGTACTTGTCTTTGTAAAGACACCAGATTCAAGAGCAAGGTCAACTAATCCATAATAACGATCAAGACCAGTTTCGTAATTCAGTTTAACCGAAACAGTTTTATTTTCTTTAGTGAAGCGTGATTTATACAACTTACAATTAATGATATTACCAACAATATCACCTTCACTATCCTTATCCTTCTTCTTACTCAAATATACAATTGTTGATGCAGCATACTTAAGACCTGTACCACCACCCATTTCAGAGGTAGGAACATAAGCACCCACGATGGAGTACGTATGATTAGTCATAATCATTGGAATCTTTGCCTTTCCAAGTTTTAGAGTCAAGACTCGGAAAGTAGACTTGATAACTTGAGCACGTGTCATATCACGAACTTCTTTACCTTCTGTTGTATCATTGATTTCTTTAGAGGTTGACAACATACCAAGAGAATCAAGAACAATCATCATAGGCTTCCTATTAGATTCTTCTTCATTCAAATAATCATCTACGATTTTAATTGATTGGAATCTAAATTCTTCGATTGTTGCTACAGGAAATACAGCAACACGTTTAGGATCAACACCACGACTCTTGAACATATCAGATGTCACTGCTTGTTCTGTATCAAAGTATACTACAACGCCTTCAGGATTATCTTGAAGGAACTTTGAAAGAATACCGATGGTAAAATAAGTTTTACCAGTGGCGGCTTCTCCTGCCAATGCTACGATTTTGTTGTTTGCCATACCACCATAAAGTGATCCTGACAGAAGTGCATTTAGCATCATACTACCAGTATCAGTGAAACCAGTAACATCGCTTCCATCAAGACCATCATCAACGATAGATGCGAATTTATTACCAGAAGATTTAATCATTTTGCTTAAAAAATCAGACATGTTTTACCTCATATAAAAAGTGATTCTAGAGTGTTTGTTTTTTCTGCCTTCCATCCAATGATATCTAGAATCTTTATCAGTGGATCAAGAAATGCTTTTTCAAATTGTTTTTCACGATCAATAAATTTGTCAAGATCAAACTCTTTTGGCATTTTATTCGGGAATCCAATTACACAATCTTCTCCCTGTGTTCCTGCCAATGGATTGGGCTTTTTAAGATATACAAATTTAATCTTTTCACCTTCTGAAATTTTAGTATATTTCATACTCAATTTCATTTCCTTGATGTAATGATTATACAACAAAGCAGCCTTTACCTGAATAGGAGTCTTCAATTTATAAATTTGAGAAGAATCTCTATACTTATCAAGTCCATTTACACTACGTGGAAAAGAAATTTCCTCTACACTCATTTTCATGAATTTAGATTTGAATTTTGCAACAAAGTCAATCAATTCATTTTCATCTTTGTTGAGAATAATGCTGATGGCATTCTTTAATTCTTTACGAACAACCTCTGGAGTAGATGATCGTGAAGTTTCAATTCCCATGATTTTTTGTTTAGGTTGACTATAACGAACGCCTTCTGAATCCCAGACATTTAACATATATCTCTTTTTTGCAGTCCATACACCCTTGTCTGCAATAACTTCTCTTGCCATAACAATTCTATTTTCAAATGCATTCATCATATTTGCTAGACTGTCGAACTGCTTTTCAATATATGGCAAAATGATATTTTTAGATGATGAATCAATATAATCAATTTTTTCTATAATTGATTTATTAGATGCATATTGATTTACGACATCATCAATTTTAAGATAAATTGAATCTGTGTCTGATGCAATGATAAAATCCTTATTATCTGAATTAGTTACTTTATTAATTAATTCATTTAATCTATTTCCAATCCATTGAATAGACAATTGGCCTGACAATGTGATTGCCTCGGCCAAATCAGTATTATAGAATCTAAAATACACATTACCAATAGCACCGTAAGCTGAATTCAATTGAATTTTACGGACTAACTGAAAATTATGATACTTTGAAATATCTAATTCTGTTTTATGCTTCAATGATAACAATTCATTATCACTCAATTTTGAAAGATCGTTCATTGTTACTTCCATATTTTTCTTGATCTTCTTTAATTATTTTTGGCGTTACTTTTTTAACATCATAAATCTTAGGATTTACTGTATGTTTCTTACGCCAATCATCTGCTTCATCAGCACTATTCCAAATACATATAGACTTATCTGATTCCCTGAGCCAATCTTCTTCTTTCGAGGTATTGGTAAAATGCAGACCATATTTCATGTCTGCATTATATCAGAATTAATTGTGGTGTCAATTATTTTATTAAAATCATGGGCCAGTTGGATTTAATTTTTTATCATATATTTCTATGATTCGTTCTTTTCTGGCAAGTTCAAAATCATGATCTGTCATCATGTCAATCAATTCATTGATATTAACCTTTGGTGTCCAAGCTAATTTACTTTTAGCTTTAGTTGAATCTCCCAATAATTGATCTACTTCTGCTGGACGATAATATTTTTCATCAACTTCAACATAATCCAAATAATTCATACTATATCTTGCAAAAGCTTTTTGACAGAATTCTCTTACGGTAATCATCTTACCAGTTGCAACAACATAATCATCTGGTTTATCTTGCTGTAGCATCAGCCACATGGCTTCAACATAATCTCCAGCAAATCCCCAATCACGATATGCATCTAAATTACCAAGATATAGTTTCTTTTGTAATCCTTGATAAATTCTACCAACTGCTCTTGTGATTTTTCTTGTTACGAATGTTTCTCCTCTACGCGGACTTTCGTGGTTAAACAAAATTCCACATGAAGCATGTAGATCATAACTTTCACGATAATTCACAGTGAGATAATGTGCATAAGCTTTTGCACATCCATACGGTGAACGAGGATAAAACGGTGTTGTTTCTTTTTGAGGAACTTCTTGAACCTTACCATACATCTCCGAACTGCTGGCCTGATAATATCGAATCTTTTTACCAGTTTGTTCTTCAAATGTTCGTATGGCTTCTAAAAGATTTAATGTTCCGATTCCAGTTGTCTCTCCAGTAAATACTGGCATATCGAATGAAACTTTAACATGGCTTTGAGCACCAAGATTATAAATTTCATCTGGAGAATATTTTGTTATAATTTTTTGAAGACTATTGAAGTCTGTCAAATCACCAAAATGTAAAAATAATTTTTTATTATAAATTTCTGGATCATTTATAAGATGATCGATTCTTCCAGTATTAAAAGAAGAAGATCTTCGAATAATACCATGAACCTCATATCCCTTGGATATCAATAATTGACTTAGATATGATCCATCCTGTCCACAAATTCCAGTAATCAGTGCCACTTTACTCATATTAAATATTCCTTATAATTTAAATTTTAGTATTATTACATACTAATGTCAATATTTATCTTACCATTTTTTGTCTTTAATTTCTTGGATACAAAATCATAGACTAATTCTAATGTTTTCAACCCAATAAATCCCATTATAAATGCAGCACCGTATTTACCATTATTCTGTATGGATTCTGGCATGAAATGAAGAGCAATTGGTGTCAAATAGTTGGCGCATAATGCTCCAGCAAATATAGAAGTTATTGCCCTTCCAGGAGTCTGATTTTTTGCTGTTAATGCTAAAATTAACGCACCAAAAAATCCTGCCATCATAAGACCAAGATCTATACCAATTCCTAAAAAATTATCAGTATTATTGCTTTGTCCCTGCATTTATGGTTCCTTATATTCAGTTATACTTAACACATCTTATATAAGGTTTACTAATATATTTATAATT